ACAAAGTTTGAAACATGGGAACAAACAGTTGACCGTGTGATTGAGCACCAACGGTGGCTATGGGAACGGCAGATTGATGAACCGCTAGGCGCAAACGGTGTTGACTACCGAAACGATGAGTTGGAAGAGTTGCGCTTCTTGATGTACGAACGTAAGATCAGTATGTCAGGTCGTACCCTATGGCTTGGTGGTACTACGGTGGCACAGACACGAGAGGCTAGCCAGTTCAACTGTAGCTTCCTCAAGGTTGATACAGCGTATGATGTAGTTGATACGCTATGGCTATTACTGCAGGGTTGTGGCGTAGGCTTCACACCTGTTGTAGGCACACTTAATGGCTTCTCTAAACCAATCCCTAATATCGTCGTGGTAAACTCGACACGTACAGACAAAGGAGGTATGGAAGATAATGAGGAAACTGTGGCAGATGGTGTTTGGACAATCAAAGTCGGGGACTCAGCTGAGGCTTGGGCTAAGTCTATTGGTAAACTTATGGCTGGTAAGTTTTCTGTTGACACTCTTGTGCTTGACTTTAGCGAGCTTCGGCCTGCCGGACAGAGGTTAAAAGGTTATGGGTGGATTAGTTCAGGTGATGCATCGATTGCTAAAGCGTACGTGGCGATTACTGAAATCCTTAATCGGCGTGCTGGTCAAATGCTTAGTCGCATTGATATTCTGGATGTGGTTAATTGGCTGGGTACTATACTGTCTTCTCGAAGGTCTGCTCAAATTGCTCTATTCCATGTGGACGAACCGGAATGGCAAGAGTTCGCAGTAGCCAAGAAGGACTGGTTCATTCACAATATTCAACGAGCACAGTCTAATAACTCATTAGCTTTTATGGAGAAGCCTAGTCGTGAACAGCTTGAACACATCTTTGACCTCATGCAAGACGCGGGCGGGAGTGAACCGGGATTTATCAATGGGCAAGTGGCTCGACAACGTGCTCCGTGGTGGTACGGATGCAACCCTTGTGTGGAAATACTGCTGGGGAACAAATCCTTCTGCAATCTCACGGAAGTGGACATTGCTAAATTTAAGGGAGATCAAGCGGGGCTACTTAGGGCCCTCCGTATTGCTGGACGGGCTAACTATCGGCAGACCTGTGTCAATCTCCTTGACGGTATCCTTCAGGAAGCTTGGCATCTTAACAACGAGTTCCTGCGTCTTTGTGGGGTCGGTCTTACCGGAATCGCTCAGAGAGATGATCTCAGTGAATATGACCTTAAGCAAATGCAGTTGGAAGCGGTCACCGCAACCTACAGCATGGCCGACGAGTTGGAAACACAACGACCTAAAAACACAACCTGTGTTAAGCCTAGCGGAACACTGTCGAAGATTATGGACACGACTGAGGGCATTCACAAGCCGTTAGGTAAGTACATCTTTAACAACGTAAACTTCGGTAAAGACGATCCGCTCATCCCTAAGCTGATGGCGTCAGGTTATAATGTATACCCGAACCCTAATGATCCAGAGGGCATCCTATGTACGTTCCCTGTTAAATGGGACGATGTAGAGTTCACTAAGATTGTTAAGGAAGACGGTACAGTGTTGGAGGTTAATACAGAGAGTGCTCTTACTCAGCTTGAGAGGTATAAGAAGTATCAGCTATACTGGTCGCAACAAAACACTTCGGTTACTATCAGTTATGACCCGTCCGAAGTGGAGGAAATTATTTCTTGGTTGCTTGATAATTGGGAGTGTTATGTCGGGGTATCTTTTTTATACAGGGCTGATCCCAGCATGTCTGCTGCTGACCTTGGTTATTTGTATCTTCCACAAGAGGTAGTGACTCAGGAAGTGTACGAGGAATACGCAGCTCGCCTGTCACCTGTCGATCTTACAGGGACAGAGAGTTTCGATGAGATCGAGACAGAGGAATGTGAGGGCGGAGTATGTCCAGTTAAGTAAGAACGTTGTACGGGCAGTACGATAATCTGTCGCCGGATGCGTAACCGGCACTTACTTACAGGAGGAATAATGAAACTAACTAATATGGAAGAGTTGGCACTTAAAGTCGTGAAAGAGTCTTACATGGAAATGAAAACAGAGATACTGATCCTGTTTCGAGACATGATCCAAGAGGTAATCGACAGTAGGGAGGAGACTAATGGAGGTTGAAGAGTTAATCAAAAAGCACGAAGGGTTCCGTAAGAACATGTACCAGTGTTCTCAGGGATTCAATACGATTGGCTACGGTCTTAATCTTGATGCGGGGATCAGCACAGGTCTTGCTGAGGCAATCCTGCAGTATCAAGTGTCTGTAGTCAAGACTCAGTGTATGGATAACTTTCCTTGGTTCTCTGAGCTGGATGAGGTCAGACAAGCTGTAGTTCTAGACATGGTTTACAATCTAGGCTTGAATGGCTTTATGAAGTTCAGGAAGACTATCCGATTAATTGAGATTGGAATGTACCTAGAGGCAGGGGAGGAGATGTTGGACAGCCTCTGGGCCAGACAGGTGGGTAGCCGTGCTATTCGACTATATGAAATGATGCAGACGGGAGTTTACAATGAGTAAATACAGAATCTGTTTTGTAGTAGAGGACGACAAGGACCTAGTGTTCAAGCCGCAAGTAAGGAAGTGGTTCCTTTGGTGGGATGTCGGTACGTGGCACCCCGACATTGAGTATGCTAAGATTAGAATCAAGAGGCTTCGAGACAAAGAAAAAGGGGCCGAAGCCCCTTCCTAGATAGCAGATCACCTCCTCTGGGTAGGGAGACATCGGATGATGTCTCTCTGCTCTAATTACTTAAGTAACTTACCTACCTTAGAGTTAATGAACGTCTGCAATACCCGTCTATATCCCCAGATAGCGATCATCATTCCTGCTAATGTGTACTGATACCACTCAGGCATCCCTTCTAGCGCAACAAACCCCTCCGTTACATACTCAGCTCCACCCGGAACAAAGCAAGCAACAGCAGGCAGTAGGAAGACGTAGAAACTAATGTCATCCTTAAGTCCGTTGTTCTTTACGAAGTACATGTCCAAATCAGTAGCAGCATCATCAGCGTCACGTATACGATCAATCTGTGCAGTGACCTTTGCTTCATCTAGTCTGTCCTGTCTCTCAGCCTTCTTGGCTTTCCTGTCTTGGTAGCGGGTTACTACACCTACTACCCCCTCAATTATAGCCCCTATCATAGTTTAATCCTTCCATAAGTCCGGTATCTCCCCAAACTTGAATGCCAGTATAAAGGCAGCAGACCAGCCCAAGGCTTTAACCACCTTGATAGCTGTCTTATACATGTTGAGTTCATCACGCATCACCTGTAGCTTCTCCATGATCTCCTCTGTACGCTCAGCCTCTCCCTCAGAGTGTTTAATAAACATCTGAGTTAGGTGTTCCATCTGCGCTGAGTTACGCTCTACAGAGGCTCTCAGGTAGCCTAACACTTCGTCTTGGTCACTCATCATGATCCCTCCTCCAGTAAGTCAATCCCTGCTCTCTTAAGAATCTCTCTACGTTGAGTAGCAGACATGGCATCGAAATCAGCCTGTGTCAACTCGTCCAAAGGCTTCTCTGAGAGAGGGACTTCTCCCTCGACTTCTTCTGCTTCTACTGCCGTAGGAGAGAAGATGTCTCCTTTGCTTAAGATGTTCATGCTGTCTAGCTTATTCACACCAGAGATGAACTCTTGGATAGCGTTATTGATAACGTTAACGTTGGCACCAATAACAGGAGCCCCAGCTACACGTGCTGCACGACCTCGTCCTATGGAGGGGACAGGTGTCTGGGCACTGACGCTTATCTTGCCGTCCGTAACAGCCACCTTGATGGGGTTGTTCAGATCAGCGGAGCGTCTTAACAAATCCAGCCAAGTCGTAACCTGAGTGCCTTGTACCACTGCCTTACTCTTCTCTTTATTGTTAGCAGGAGCCTCGTTAACGTACCGAATGCTGCTTGCTATGCTAGAGTTGACGAAAGCCTTAGCATCACTGTCACTAATATCCCCTACAAGGGTGTTACCTACTTCAATAGCCTGCTGTTTCATGGCTAATG